CCTCTAACCTCTCCCTCTCAATCTCTGAAAGCCATACCTGTAGCTTGATTCTGGGTTTAAAAAGTTTTTTCTTTCTAGGGGTTGACATATTTTAAAATTGGGAGTATAAATTAAGTGTACAAGATTTTGTATGGCTAGGCTACTGAAGCGAAAATCACCCAAAGAAGTAGCAAACTGAAAAGATCGAACTTTGAAAGCGGGGGTGGGCTGGCAGCCGGAAAGACGGCACTTTACAAACAAAACAGGGTCGCCGCCGATAAATCGGGCTGAATATGAAAAACTCCACAACCACTGTCACTCAACTTTCTAAAAGAATCGCTCAACTAAATAGCTTGATTAGCAAGTTCCCCCGCGTCCGAAGCCTAATTCGGAAGTGGGCTTTTGAATTGACTGTTTTAGAGGGGCGGTTAGAAGCCCTGAAAGCGGTGGCGGTTGTGGAGACTCCAAAGCAGTTAACTATTTGGGATATGCCACAAAAAATTGACTGGTTTTTTCCTCCCCTTGTGGGGTCGGAAAAGCAAATTCAGTGGGCGGATAAACTCCGCCGTGATTTTGCTGAATATTATTCTTCTCTGGGTGGCGAACCTGGAGGTGGCGAAATCAAAATCAAGAAAGCGGTAGGCATTGCAGTTTCAGCCAAGTTCTGGATCGAAAACCGCGATTTTTGCGAAAAAATATCTTGGGAAAATATGACCAAGGTTTTGAGGGAATTGGCTGCCTTGGTTAACGAATGCCAACCTTGGTATAGCGATTCCGATCAGTCGGAATTTAAACAAATTCTGAAAGATAAAAAATCAATCCTCAGATTATTGAGGATTGACAAAGCAGGGATCGTCGCCTGTTGCAATCAACAGAGTCAAAACAGACGCTTCAATGGATAATTTATGGGCTGGGTGCGATGCCTTAAATCCGCGCAAAAATTAACGATTGGCGAGATGTCTAATGAATAAAAAATTAGTTGATTTGATCAAAATTTTACCTAGCCCCAAGGCTGCTTGGTTGGCTTTAGAAATGGGATTGCTAAATGATTCGGATGATAAATTTATTTTAGGGGGCGCGATATTAGAAACCGTCCCCGAAAACAAGCGAGGCAATCCTAAAATCATTTCTGCGATATATGAAATCGCAGAGATAGCCTTAGAGCGTTATCAAAGCATTTACAAAGGATTGCCCTCAGAATGGAACAATCATCGCCTACAAGTCAGAAAGTCAGTTTTTGGATGGTTATTATGACTCAAAAACTTTTACACGCCCGTTACTGGAAGGCGGACGGTACCGGAGAAAACCGAACATCCTACGACCCCCACGGATTCGGGTTAAAAACCCTAGAAACTATGGATGCCCTGATCAATAGCTTAGGCTTAAAACAAGTTGAGGGAGTGTCTTTGAATGGGGTTCTCGTCAATCATCACAAAGGCAAGCTCGCAGATATTGGGCATCAGGTTCACATCGCGGCAACCGCCGAACAGTGGGAAGCTGCGAAACAATATTGGGAATCAGGGGCTTTTGATTAAGAAGTTAAAACCATTGGGACAAAAAACATGAACGCACTAACATTGAAAGACTTGGTATCTCAAACCGATAATTTTGAACCCGAAGCTATTGAATTGGTATTAAATCGCGTTGATGAATTTGACGCTTTGGGTTTTGGTATTGACGTTGTTGATTGGGAAGTCATAGGTACTGGCAACAGTAAACAGGTCGGAGTCTTATTTGATATGAAAAATGACCGCTATGGCTACTACACCGATAATGGTCAAACCGTCTTGGTTAAGCTAGATAAAACCTATCAAGAGTTACCTGATTGGGGGAACTGTTGGGATGATTGCCCTGAAGTCTTGAAAAATTGGGATTAATTGATCAACAATTGGGATCTCAACTTCCTAAACACTCAAAAACTCCACAGTGAAAGGGTTTAACTACATTGAATATACCTTGGGGTGGTAGGGGTCGCAGGTTCAAATCCTGTCGCTCCGATAGACGCAAAAGCCAGATTCTATAAAGGGTCTGGCTTTTTCCCGTCTGATGGTTGATAATCTTCTATTAGACAAGATTAGACAAAATTAGACAAGATTAGCCTGATTATTGATCATCAATTGTGACTCAGAAGAAAGCACCCAAGGGAAGCGTACAGGTCAAAACTACCATCAGTTCGGCGGGGGTGGGGTGGCTCCGGCTGGTTTGGAGTCACCAGGGCAAAAGATATTTTTTGAGCTTAGGATTGGAGGATAACCCCCTAAATCAGATGGTGGCTCAAAGACTCGCGCTACAGATTCAGGGTGACTGCGCCACGGGAAACTTCGATAGCTCCTTGATTAAATACAAACCGCAATCAGAAATAGAATTGAAACCCGTCACGGTTTCAGTTGTCGGGCTAATTGAGCAATATTTAATTTTCAAACAGCAACAAATTGAATCAGAAACGCTTTATAAATACAATCATTTCTTGCCCAGGATTAAACAATATTTTGGTAATGATAGCCTGACTGAAAAATCCGCTTTTGGCTTTCGTGATTGGCTGCTACAACACAACGAACCCGCCACAGTTAGGGAAAGAATTGTATTCTTAAATGCTGTTTACGAGTGGGGGATTAAGCGTCAATTAGTTGAGAATAATCCCTGGACTGAAGTATCGGTCAAGGTTCCGCCAAAACGACGGTTGAAGCCATTTTCAATTGAGGAAATAAAACGGATTTTAGAAGGGTTTGCAACGGATCAATATTATTCCCATTACCTCCCCTACGTTGAGTTTTTACTGGGTACAGGTTGCCGCCCGGGTGAAGCAAACGGGCTCCAGTGGAAACATTTCTCAGAAGATTGTGGAGAGGTTCTAATAGCCTGTAAATTAACGGTATCCGGTGAGCGGAAATCGACTAAAACTAATCGTGATCGCTTAATCCCCCTACCCTCACGCCTTCAAAATATTCTCAAAGCAATCCGTCCGATTGACCCCGACCCGGAGGCTCCGGTTTTTGTCTCCTTGACTGGATTGCCAATTGATTCCCACAACTTCAGGAATCGGGCATGGAAACAGGTTTTAGCTAAGGTTGGCGTGGAATATCGCAAGCCCGGAAACTGCCGCCATACTCTAATTTCTCACGGGTTATCACAAGGGAAAAGCCCTGCTGAAATGGCAGAACTCGCAGGGAACAGAATTGAGACTATTTACAATAATTACGCCGGGAGCGTGATCCACCGACCATCTTTACCAGTATTGCTCCCAGATGACGAATAAATTCCATAATCTGTTATAAACTGGGGAATAGTTATATAGGATATTTTTTTTATGAGACCCCACGAAAACAGACAAGAGATTAAGGCTAGACTCAAGCCAGAAGATAGAGAAAGGCTTAAAACCCTAGTTGTAGGCATGGGTTATCGGTACTGGAGACAGGAATCTCCAGAACCCGCATGGACAGAGTTTTTGGAGGCGATCGCAACGGGCGATATAATTCTTTACAAAAAAGTCGGGGGAGGCGGTTGACATTTTGGGATAAGTGGGGTACAGTTATAAAAGTAGAAGGTTGAAATAAAGGAACAAGACGATGACCACTCAAACTGAGCCAACTAAAATTTACTGCGACCGGAAATTTTCACTTTACGACGTAACACCCTGGACAGCCGCAAGGCTGACGAATTTCTTTAACTTGGTTGACGATGGTGAAGACGTGAAACGTGCCGTCAATGGGTTGAAAACCTGGAAAGGTAGTCAGTCCTACCGCTTGACAATGAGTGACAAAGCTTCGATTGATTACGTTATTGAATGCTACGGTTAAAGATTAATTAACCGAGTAAGGTGGCTGCCCTACTCGGTTGCAAGTCAATCATTTAAGTCAATTAATTAGAAGTATACCATGAAAGTTAAAGTCTATTTCAATCTCCATAAGAGATGTTTTTCGGTAGTCGCCCTTGAAGGTGAAAATAAGGGGCGGGTAATAGCCCACGAAACAGAAGTTAAATTAATAAATGCTACATTCAAAGTTTCTGAAGCCGGACGGCAACGGGTGATCCGAGAGCAGCGAAAAAATGTCCACGCTTGCGTTGTAGGAACATTGACTGACACAGTGAAAAACTGTGATCAAGCTGTTACTTACAACCCCTACAAATACAACTCATTTGTGTTTAAAAAGGATGAATCCCCTGTGTTGACGGCTCAAAGTGTTCTACTGGTCAACAAGCAAATTTTTATCAACTAAACAGGAGGATATTATGATTTATCGCATTACACGGGTCAAAACTGCGCCCAACAAGGCAAACAGACAAGGGTATTACCTCGAAGCCCTAAATGAACTAGAGGCTTTGACAAGGTTTTATACCCAATTCCCTGATTTTGTAGGGGAAGAATTAGAGTTAGAGGAATGGAATTAAAAGACCTCTAATTCAACTTAAAACTAACCAGGGAATATAAACCCCTGGTTTTTTGCCGTTTATCTAATCACAGGGACAGGAATAATCCCCATCAGAATGCCAGATATTTCCTGAGTTATTCGGGTAGTTGTTTGCGTTGCGTTAATCACAATCCAGTTATTCTCCCTCGCCAATTCAAGATATCCAAACCGAACCCGATCTAAAAAAAGCAAGTCTCGTTCAACCTTGTCCAGAGGTTTGTCGAGATCGCGGCGCACCGCCACCTCAACAGGACAATCGAACAAAATCACCATATCGGGATCAATTCCCCCCGTTGCCTCGTGATTTAGCTTCCTTAAATTATCTAAATTAAGTCCGTGCCCATATCCCTGATAAGCAAGCGTTGAATCCGTGTATCGATCGCACAATACCAAATCAGAATCTTCTAACAAATATTTAATCGTGGGATTGTGTTTAATCCTATCCTTCAGGATTAATTTAAGCTGCTGCTCCGGTGTCAAAAGCCCATTCTTTAATTCAAAACGAACGTCATAATCACAGGGTTCTCTTGTGATGTAGAACTTTAACTTTAACGCCGTGAAATGGTCACAAAGTTTTCTGATTTGGGTTGTTTTCCCACTGCGGTCAATACCTTCAAAAGCAATCAATTTGCTCATTTCATCCTCATCCAATTTTTAATCAAATCATCTTTAATCATACCTTGCCGTACTAATTCAATTATATATTCTCTAGCTTCCTCCAAAGTCAATATATCCACATTACGTTTAATTATCGCAAGTTTAAATTCTTGCTCCATTGTTAGCTGTGTTGGTTCCATTTCCGTTGTTATAAGA